CGCCGACTTCCAAGTTACAAAAAGATTTCACTTGCGTGATACCCACAGGGTATCAAGGCAAGTTACAAAAAAATAACCGGAAAGCAAACTTTCGTTAAGCGTTCTTGATACCCGTAAGGGTTCAAACTCCAAAAGGAGAAGACACATCGACCATGTCTTTTTAAAAATGGGTTTTTAAGTCCCCAGACTAAAATCCCACAGGAAGGGAATTGTAGAAGTACAATGTAGGTACATTCAAGAAGAATACTGGTGAGTAATCCGGTCCAGCTTGAAAAAGATACTTGAAATATGTAACATCGACTTCAGAGTGAGATGATTCTTTGGAAACATAGGTATATCTTATCGCATCATCTCCAGATATACCATCTAAACCTTTCACTCTTTTAGTAGGAGTGGTTTCAAGAAAAGATATTATACTATATTGAGGAGCGTTAAAACTAATCCCTGTTTGAGTACGTTGATTTATAAGTAGAGCACCACTATTAGTATGATCTCTCTGAGAAAATGTTTGTGCTGCTTGGTCCTTACTCAACAATGTAGTATTAACACTATTATAATCATAATTTGCTGAATTTAATAGAGTTTTAGGTCTCGAAATCATAATTGATGTAGATGTATAAGCATCATAATCCACTTTCCAAGTGAATGAACCTCGTTCACCTAAAAAACAAGGTGACAAAAGATGATATGGAGTAGTATTTACAAAATTATAAGCATGACTACCGGCTCCCACAATTTCGAGAGCTGTATGTATTCCATCTGGATCGTAACCTCTATAAATAGGTCTACGATTCATAGTAGAATATTTATACTCTGTCTTGGCATTACTTGCATCTTCCTCTCTAGTAAGAGTCTGATTACATCGCATTAATAATGATCTCATATTTACTATCTTTTCACCCATGTAAATGAGATTAATATTTTTATCAACACTAGAACTACCACCAAATGTAATTTCTTTATCTCCTTGCAACCCGCTTTGTACTGTAAAGTGTGATAAATCTTCATTTATCTCCTTGGGTGAAGCAAACTCCAAATTTTCAGCCCCCCGCACTGAGACCAAAACTGTGATATCAGCACTAGTCACCGGTGAGGTCTGTTCATTAAGAACACGTACGGTTATTATACCGTTCACCGTATCGGAAGCATCTTTAGCTAATGGTGTAGTTCCATATATAGTGCTTGTTGGATCAGAAGGTACTTTCTGATAGGCAGTTCTCTGACAATATGGAATACGCAAAGTAGCATTAGTTCCCTCAGAAATATCAATAATTGTGGTATATACCTCCGTTGATGAATCAGATGTATTAGCTATATCTCCAACTGGATCCCATGAAATACGTAATCTTCCTCGATGGTATTGAGAACATATAATTTTAATATCAAAATATATATCTCCTCGCCAATAATCAAACATATTGGCAATTAACCACATAGGGGTTCCGTTCACCACAGTTTGTCCCGTACCAACTGTAACATTGGACAAATATGGTGTAACATAAGAGTTCCATAATAACGTACCTGCTACATCTGAACTTTGCCACGTGAAATTTGTTAAATAACTTTTATGTTGAACAAAATTTTCAATAAGAAGAGGATCACGTTGTTCAGCTCCTATAGCTCCATTATCGATTGTGAGTTCATTCTTCGAATCAATACATAATCTCTCTGTACAATCACTTATTTCAGCAGTTGCAAGACCATGAAATGGTAAATTTTTCCGAGGTTGTACGTCGCAAATAACTGGTACTTTGGTGTATCCAAATAACGATGCTACATTACTAACTGCATCAGCAGCTATTGATGTTGCCGTCATGAATGGACCAATTACAGGCACATTAGATAGCATGCCCGTTGCTCTGGCAATAGCACTGGCTGGTTTTGATACTGGTCCTTTTCCATACTCATCACCAGATTGTACAGCTAAATCAACCGTTAGACCGGCTAGATGAACGTTTTCAGCCCATGCATAAATCTGCACGTCAACTGATGTCCCGGCTACACTATTAGCGTTCTTCAAATCAGTAAATGAGTCTAAATGAATAATACCCATATCTTGTAGATCTGAAGCACTAGTTAATCTCAACCATTCATAGGTGTATAAAAAAGGCAAAGTCATTTCTCCTCCTTCACACGTTTGAGGATAAACTATCACATTTGGCCTTTGAGAAAAAGGTACCAAATCATCTCCCACTGAATTACTCACTTTTGCAGAATTAAAATTCTGCATTGGTTTATATGATACTAACAATGCACTATAGTAAAATGGTGATGCATTTATCATAATTTTCAGATGTAAATCGCACCTAATAAAAGCATAATTAGTGATTTTATTCTTAATTGAAGTATGATTGAAATATAGATGCCAGGGTCTGAGTGATGTATTAACAGTATTACCAAGTATCCAATTTTCAGTATGAATCAATACAGGTCTAGATAAATATTTACCCAAATCTGAATTCATACTCATAGTTGGTACATATAGAGATCTTACCACTTCGGCTCCTTCCTCATCATTTGTTTTTTCATCATCAAATGTAAGATTGACCTGAGTCTCACCAGATCCAATTTCTCCTTCTACTCCAGATTGAACCTTGAAGTTATCTATTGAAAGAGGATCCTCACTTGGTTCATTACTCCCAAGCATGCTGCTAATATTTGCAATTTCACGTGATGTTTCGTTAAAAGCAGTTGCAAATGCGATATGAGTTTCGAAACCAGAAGCATTACCTTCTGCGAACTCCGTTTCAAAATATCGCATAGTTTCCCAAAAATGGAATAAAATTTCTTTAATTTGCGAAGGGTTGAGCCCCTCAATCTGTGTTTGTGTTTTTTGATAATTTGACATAAAATAATTAAGCTAATTGACACGTGACTTTACCACCTTCCGGTAGGCTTACAATCATAGGCCTCAGCATACATGCTCCAACTACGCAGAACGTTGGAACGTTACATATACATGCACACATCTTCACGAACACAAGTGCTACACTTGTGAGTTTGACATTATTTATCTAGTATATAACAGGACGATAGTTACATATTTAAACAGGTAATAATGAATAAAACACCTAAAAATACCGATCATAAGTACGACAGTATTTTGAACTTCTTTTAAACTGTTCACACAGTGAAGTATATGAAGGAAAGGTAGATTCTTCAATCCAATCTTCCCAATTTAGTTCTTTAACTAAATTTTGTAACATTTTTCTCTTTTCAGAAAAGGTTGTTTCACCATAGAAGAAGTATTCTCTCAACGCAGTGGAAATCACTGCCATCCCTTGATACTCTTCTGTAACAGATTTGGAACGATTCCAAACTGTAAGCATTTTCTCAATTGAATCGTGATCTAAAGGAGCCATCATACATCCCAAATTATCATCAAGACGCCATGTTCTCTTCAAAAAAGAAGCATCTTTGATATGAATAAAAGGAATACTTTTAGCTTCCTTATCCGCCATGGTATAAATTATGTCCAATTCAGCAAATGTTTTAGCAATATTAGTATGGTTAAACCATTCTGCACTTTTATGCACAGACATGATGTTATCGTCACCATACGTCATCAAGCTTACCTTATCTGAGAAGTCTTCAACAGTCTTCTCAGGATTTATTAATCTATATACATATCGCATACGTAAAGAATTCACAATACCATTAAGAATTACGGTTAAAGGATTCCCCGAAGGGTTTGATCCAAACAATTGAACTAAATCGCCATTAAAATCAACTATAGCAAAAGCTGTATCTTCAGCAATACCTCGGATGACAGTTATGTCTTCTTCGGTATAATTTCCTGAAAGTTTACAAATGCTTATAATAATTTCAAAGGCTCCAATAATCTCTTTAGGACTCATTTTCTTATCAAAAGCTTTATAATCACCCGCAACAATACGATCAAGACCATGTTTAACAATATAATCATACATTTCCTGCCATTCCAAAGATTGTGCAACAGTGCCAGGTCCGGCCTCAAAAGCAAATCTATTGTTTTGTAACAAACGTGTGAATGATAACAAATATTTCCTCACAACTATACACCAATCAAATGGTGCACCCGTGAAAACACGTGTCTTACCTATTTTAGCTTTTTTAAAAGAAACTGGTTCATCTTTGAGATGTGCACAGAAATTAGGATTAACTCTTTTACCTGTTTTGTAGATATTAATCATTTCATAAACTCTGTCCATGATTTCCGAATCCACTTCAACCGGATCTAACATACCATGTTTAGGTAAAACAGATGTAAGGAAAAATTTTTTAGATTTTTTCCAAGGATTTCCTGCGCTCGTGTTACGGTTCATCTTATCCACATATGATACACAAGCTCCATTAATAGCTGTGAAATCATCTAGAACAATCATTTGATCTTTAATATCGTTTAACTCAACTTTATTGCATACATTCTTGAGATAATTTGCTTTACACTCTTCTAACAAGACAGTGTCCAATTCATGAATGGGTTTAACAATATCTTGTGCGGCAATATGCCAAGGCACCCAAGATTTCATTTCGGGTTTGCAGAATTTTGCTACATAACCCAATGACTCAAGTTTCTTACTCATGGGTGTTTCACATACTTTCGATCCACTTTTTCCACGGAAATCAGTAAATGAACCGTAAAGGCTCATGTTTCCCTCGTCTATATAACGGAAAACTGATTTTTTATGTAGATCACCAACTTTACGACATGTAGTTTTAGAATTGATAAATCGCATATCCCCTTCAGAGATATTATGTGACGTTAAAGTCATATATGTAGAATTCACAAAATCTCCATCAATATCAGCAGCAAATACTTCAGAGCCATTAAGATTGTTTGCAAGAAAGTGTAATCCTAGAATTGAATATCCATAATCACTATTAATCACCAAAGGTGAACCACAATCTCCATCTGATGTATAATCAGAGACTTTACCTTTCCACAAGGAGTTGCAAGCATTAATATTGTACGATGGAAATTTCAATTTTCGTTGTGGTAATCTTTGAATATTTTTAACATCTCGATAACACACACTCCCATCTGCGCAACGAGTGACATATTTACCATTGAAAACGCCATTAGCATCTCCAAGTTTAAAATATTGAACAATTTTTTTCATAGGTGGCATTTCACGAATGGTAACAAATGCCAAATCTTTCTCAGGGAATCGCATCAGATCACCATCGCTCAACACAACTTTCATGTTGGCTCCGACACCCTTTTTTGAAGATTTAATTATATTCATATAGGTAAAATTTAAAGTTGGAATGTTATGATTATTCGTCACGTAAATGTGACCTCCTAAACACAACATCTTACCAAGAGCACGTTTACCATCTTCTCTAATTATAGATGTATGAATTACATTATCTGATATTTTTTTACAAAATTCCGAAAATTCCATACTTTTTGATGATGAACTCTCTCGTGAAAAATTTGCGGTACATAAATCAATATCATTATTATACCAAACATTTTCCTTAGAATTTAATTCTGCAACAGGTCGTGAACCAACTTCACCACTTTGTGGAGAACACTGTTTATACATCTTATAAAGACTATAAGTGCATCCAAGTGTACCAACCATAGTGAGAAAAATTTTAGGATGACCAATCAATTGACTGACACGATCACCTAAACCTTGCCAATATTGAGCATCAACAGCATTGGCAAGTGTGTTCTCTACAAAATATTGGGCAATATTTGCATTAACTCGTACATTATTCAACACTTCAGTAGTTTTAGTAACAGTATTATTGATGGTTTTTAAAGTCTTAAACATATTCTCGATATCTCTCCAATATTTGATAATAATTAGAGCACCACAAAATATTGTAAAAGAACACATCTCAGAACCAAAATCAGAATATCCACCTTGCACATTACAGGTACATAATGTATCAGGCAGTGAACAAACCATACAAAGATCAACCTCTTTCATAGCATCTATACACTTTCTTACTCGATTTTGATCTAAATTAAATTTATCAATCATAATGTGTAACCAAGAAAGTAGATCTTTAAGACTCATATTTTCCTCTACAATATGTATTGTAGCTAATCTTTTACCTTGATCAACAGCTACTGGTTGTACTCTTTCTACTTTAAAAGTCCAAAGTTCAGGATACGGACTTAAATCAGTGACATTCTCTGAACTTAACATTCCTCTTTCATCTTTATATTCTTCTCGAACTGAAGGTGTTATAATGTAGGGGAATCGTCTTTGTACAGCTGAAGGACGAGAAAATAAATGATAAGTGTTTAAATCTTTGACATTAGTTGTTGCTACAACTAATTTAGCTCGCATTGGTGTGCGACCTTTCTTATCAAGTGCTGCTTGGTCAGGGCAAAATGCAGCATTATTTATTACTTGAATAACTTCATCTAAAGATTTAGAATCTTTTAAATCAGGACTTTCATTAGCCACGTCATCGAGTACAATGGTGTGACAAGATGATGTATATCCATCCCAAAATTTTGCGGCTGGATTTTTCGTGTATCGAAACTCATCACCTAACGGTAATTTTTCATGCTTAGCGAAATAAGTGCATAATATATTTGTTATAGAGGTCTTTCCTATTCCTGAATCACCATATACTAATAAACTAAAGGGCGCTTTACGATCTCGACGTGCTGCTGAATGAGTATTTAGATCATCTCGCATTATAAGCATATCATTAAGTGTACTTCGTATTATAGTGATATCATTCTTATCAAGACCTACTGAATGTTTAAAAACACTCTCTAGTTTCTCAATAACATTATCCAAGTCTGATCTGAAACCACTTTCAGTAAAACCATGTTCCTCTGGATTATTCAATAACGGTTCTCGACGCTGCAATTCCCTGCATTTCTCATAAATTTCCTTATAAGTCCCTCCGCTATGAAAGATAGTATAAATATCACCAGTTTTAAAAACTTGATATCCTCTTTCGAGAATGAATAATAAGGTATCTGCAAGAACATACAGGAAATCACTCTTTTTAAAGAATTTTTTCTTCAAGGCTGCTTGTTCTAACTTCGAATAACCAAGAGAATCCATTGTTATACCTATAGTATCGAAAACTGATAGTGATAATAAGTACATACAACATCTATATATCTTTTTCGCTATCTCACTTTCACAAATGTTTTTATAAGAATTGAGAAAACTCCTTGATGATTCAAAGAAATCACCTGATTGAGGCGTAAATCCAGACCAAATTTTTTTGATAAATGGAAATACTCTTGTCATATAAATTTTATATGAAGATTCATTATATCGACATTTCAAGAAAATAGTGACGGCTCTCACCACTATATCGAATCTTACCATTCCTTCAACCTTCTCTGTTGAAAGTTTAACAAACATCACAATATCATCTATCAATTTCAAAAGATATTCCCGATCCATGGTGGCAAATTTTGTATTTAAACACATAGCTGCATCTTTCAACCCAAAACCAGGACCATCTGATCGAGTCATATTAATATAATAATTTTTAATTTCTTCCCAGCCAACTTGTACTCGATATTTATTTTTCTGTTTTACAACCTTATCACCAAAAATATTGGTTTCATAATCAAATCGACAAATATAATCTTTACGAGTATAGTCAACATTATCAAATGTTAAAGTTATTTCTTCTTCGAAATCACTTAATATACCCATATTATCAGAACTCACTTCATAAAAGTTAGGCTGATAAATATCGTCAATATAATCCTCAGGATCATAAAGACCTGAATGGCGATTTGAAGGGTGAACATCACAAATATCATATCCACAACAACATATTGCACCCTGTGGTTTTTGT